CCTGTCTAACTCTACACTCTTTGGGTAGGGCTTAACCAATGGTCCATGAACGTAAAACGAACTCGTTGTTCATGGCTGGTTGTACTCATCTGAAGAACTTTCAATCGTTCGTGGAGACGTTGGGCTTACCTTATGGGGTTAGCTTACCGTGTCCTTCGATTGAGGGGGAAACCGATGAGTCTCGCTTGTCGTTTGTCAAGAGGTTCTGCGGCGGACTTCTTGAACATCCTAGGGAACACCTCTGGCATGGGCCGACGAAACGTCTGAGTAGTGATACTCGGATGTCTATCGCCATGTCATTGTTTCTTTATCGTAAGGTGCTCCCGTCGGGAGAGCCAGATCTAATTGCCTATGCCGAGCGCATGGCTCAACCCTCTCCGGAACCGGATTCACGCTTTCTGAACTATGTTCGCAGCATGGTTCCTAAGTTATTTCCGATGGGTTGGGACAAGGGGCTGTATGAGAACGCAAGTTTGAATGCAACCATTCCTGCGAAGTCTTGTCGTCAATTAGGTATGTCTCGTGGGGGTGCAAGGTTTTATGCTTTGGGCGAGCGTTGGAACTCTCATCAGGATTATGTCCTTGATGTTCTGACACGCGAAGATCCTATCCAACTACTGCCTAGTAGGGTCGTCGCCGTCGAGACTGGTGGTAAGCATCGGGTTGTATCCGTATCCGATGTCAATGCCAATCTCTTTCGTCCATTGCATGCTTCCATGTACAACCACCTGTCTAAATTCCCTTGGCTTCTTCGAGGAGATGCCAAGCCATCCCGATTCAAAGGGTTTGAAAGCCGAAGTGGTGAGGTGTTCGTCAGCGGATACTACGAGTCCGCGACTGACAACTTGAACGGTCACCTCCAGCGCGAGATTTTCGATCTTATTCTCGCGCAGACTACTTCAGTCCCGAAAGGGATTCTTGAATCTGCACCCAGCATGCTGAGGAGCGTGTTGGAAGTAAAAAGGGATGGTGTTGATATTGCGTATCAACAAGAAAGAGGACAGCTGATGGGAAACTTGCTGTCTTTTCCACTCCTCTGCCTCGTGAATTACCTGGGTTTTAGGTTTTTCTCGAAGTGTAGGGGCCCCGTACGGATAAACGGGGATGATATTGTCTTTCGAGCAACCGCTCGGCAGGCAAAGGATTGGATGGAAAAGGTTTCAGCGTGCGGACTGACCCTAAGTAAGGGGAAAACCTTGGTGCATGCGAGGTATTTCTCTCTGAACTCATGCAT